CCACTTGGCCAACCTTTGGCAAGGGATGGGCAAGACGGGTCGCAGAAGTCAAGGCCGCTGGTTTAGACATGGCATAAGGTGGCAAAATTGAGCCATGGCCAGCCAAACACAACAACTTGAGAATCCACCACCACCAGCCCTTGGTTATCCGACCGAGGTCTATGAGCGCAGGCATTTCAACGAAAACAACAGCTCACTGAATGTTTACTTCAGAAAGCTAACGACTGTCTTGGGGTCTTTGTTTGGACCAAGAGGCAGCCGATTTATGAATGCGCCACTTGGGGCTTTTCAAAGCACTGTGGACCAAACAGCGGCAGCGGCCAACACGGCCTATGCCATGACATTCAACACCACCGATTACGCCAATGGCGTGACTATCGCAAGCAATTCACGCATCACAGTGGCAGACGCTGGTATTTGGAATTTGCAGTGGTCTGGCCAGTTTGAAAACCCAGACTCTCAGGACCATGATGTCAGGGTCTGGCTCAAGATCAATGGGACTGTGGTGACTGGCTCAACTGGATTTTTTGCAGTGCCAAGCAAGCATGGTGCGGTCAATGGCCATGCCCTGGTCGGCTGGAATTACTTTTTGAGCTTAAACGCAACCAATTATGTGGAGCTTTGGTGGGAGACTGACAGCACTCAGGTGAGCATTCAAGCCTATGCTGCATCAGGAAATTACCCCTCAACGGCATCACTTATTGCGACAATGAGCTTTGTCTCAAACATTACCTAAATACTGCCATGTACATACCACTCAAATTACCACCAGGCATTTACAGAAACGGCACTGAGTACCAGTCAGCAGGCCGGTGGTATGACGCAAATCTGGTGCGCTGGTATGAGAACACTCTGCGGCCCATGGGTGGCTGGAGAAAACGCGCCACTGGCCAGATGTCTGGTCTATGCCGAGGATTTATCACTTGGCGTGATAACAGTGCCAATCGATTTATTGCAGCCGGTACGCATACCAAGCTGTATGCAATGAATGAGGCTGGGACACTCAAAGAAATCACGCCAACTGGCTTTACAGCCGGCATTGCAGATGCGGTATCAAAGACTGGCTATGGCTACAGCACTTATGGCTCATTAGCCTATGGCACAGCACGGCCAGACACGGGGGCAGTCACTCCAGCCACCACATGGTCCATGGATACTTGGGGCGAGTATTTGGTGGCTTGTTCAAGCTCTGATGGCAAGCTCTATGAGTGGCAACTAGGCTTTACAACGCCAACCCTTGCAGCGGCCATTACCAATGCGCCTACTGGAAACAAAGCATTACTGGTCACGCAAGAGCGCATTCTCTTTGCCCTTGGCGCTGGTGGTAATCCCCGCAAGGTGCAGTGGTGCGACCAAGAGAACAATACCCTTTGGACACCGGCAGGCGACAATCTGGCCGGTGACTATGAGCTAGCCACGCCTGGCTCACTCATTGCCGGCAAGCGGGTCAAGGGTGTAAACCTACTGTTTACAGATGTAGATGTCCACACGGCCCAGTATGTTGGCGCACCATTTGTCTATGGTTTTGAAAAGGCCGGATCAGGCTGCGGTCTCATTTCAGCCCAAGCAGTGGCGGCCATTGATACGGCAGCCATTTGGATGAGTAAGGCAGGCTTTTGGATTTATGACGGCTACGTCAAGCCACTGCCAAGTGATGTGTCTGACTATGTCTTTGACAATTTGAACTTTAACCAAGCATCCAAGGTTTACGCTGTCCACAATAGTAAGTTTGGCGAAATCTGGTGGTATTACCCAAGCAATGGAAGCACTGAAAACGACAGCTATGTCACTTTCAACTATCGCGAAAACCATTGGAATGTAGGATTATTGGCCAGAACTGCTGGCGCTGATTCTGGGGTGTTTGCCAATCCTTTGATGGTTTCAACTGATGGCTATGTTTACGAGCATGAAGTCGGTTTTTCTTATGACAGCGCCAGCGTTTATGCTGAGTCTGGACCAGTGCAATTGGGCAATGGCGACAATATCATGTCGGTGCGCCAAGTCATTCCAGATGAGCAGACGCTCGGAGAGGCTGTGGTTTCATTTAAAACCCGAAATTATCCAACTGGCACACAATCGACATTTGGACCATACACGGCAGCAAACCCAACTTCAGTGAGGTTTTCTGGCCGGCAAGTCAATGTGAAGGTGACTGGCAACACTTTGGCCGACTGGCGCATTGGGGTGATGAGGCTAGAGGCCATCCCAGCTGGCAAGCGATGAGTGACCAAGAACATTTGGACAGGCTGCGCCACCATGTGGAGGCGGCTTTAGAATACAGTGGTGGAACGCATGATTTTGAAGATGTTGTGCAGATGGTCGAAGGTCACAGATTACAGCTGTGGCCGGCCAAGGATTCGGTGGTTTTGACAGAGATCATCGATTACCCAAGGCTAAAGAATTTGCATTACTTCTTGGCTGGTGGCGACCTAGATGAACTCTCACGGATGCGACCATTGATCGAATCCTGGGGCAAGTCTATTGGCTGCACCAGAGTGACCTTGGCAGGCCGAAGAGGCTGGGCAAAGACATTTTTGAAAGACGAAGGTTACAGCCCACAGTGGTCTGTACTGGCAAAGGAACTTTAGGGGATAAATATGGCAACTTCACCGGCACTAGCATGGTCACTGGCTAACGGCATCAGTCAACAACAGTTTGACAAAAACATTGTTGACGCAATCAAACAGGGCGAGGCTCAAGGCTTGAGCGATGCCCAGTTTGAGAGCTTGATGAATCAATACCAGATCAGCGCTGCTGATGTGGCCCGTGCCACTCAGTCAACTGCGGCAAATATTCAAGCCCGTATGGAGGCGGCAACGCCCACAACGGCCGCTGAGATTGCTTATGACAAAGCGGCCATGGCAGAGTTGGCTGGGCGTGAAGCACAGTGGGCCAAGCAGCAGCAGACCAACACGACCAACTGGGCTGCCCAGCAAAAAGCCAATGAGGCTGCATGGGCAGAGCAGCAGCGCCTGAATGCTTTGAAGAATCAGCAGCAGATTGCGGCTAACCAAAAGGCTTATGAAGCCTACTTGGCCAATCAGGCAAAGCTGGCAGCAGAGCAGGCATCAAAGACCACTGGCTTTCAGACCAGTGCAGGCACAATGCCATTTGCCAATGCGACCCAAGGCTTTGCGCAGAACTTTCAGAATTACCAATCCATTGCACCAGGTGCGCAATACAACCCAGCCGTGATGGCTGGTGGCGCATCCCCTTACAGCCTGATCAGAGGCCAGATGCAACCCATGGGCAATCCATACGCTGGCGTGGTCGCAGGCCAAGCAATGGGTGGCTATAACCCAGCTCTATATGACCAGATCGCAGCGGCCAATGTGGCCAAGACTGCGGCAGAGACTGCGGCTGCAACGCCAAGTTATCAGCAAGAATCAACAGGCTTGGCCCAAGGTGGCATGGTCCATGGTGGTCTGATGTTTGGTGCAAACCCTCCAGGTCCAGATGATGGCGCTGTCAACCTTGACCTTGGCGAATATGTGATCAAGAAATCTTCAGTCGATAAGTATGGCCGTGGACTTCTGGACATGATCAATGAAGGCAAAGTGCCTGCCAAGAAATTAAAGTCTTTACTCGGATAAGGTGGCAATATGTCAAAAGGTGGAACAACTACATCGACAAGCTCGATTGATCCTCAGATCAAAGAAGCATTCTTGGCCAACTTTCAGCAGGCCCAAGGGGTCGCTGGTGCATTGCCGGTTCAGCAGTTTGCTGGCTATAACCCAATGTACCAGGCAGGCGAGGAGGCTTTGGTTAACACGGCCCTCGCTGGCCCAGGCATATCTGGCACAGACTTGGCCGCCCAAATGGCCGCGTATGGTGGTGTCTATCAGCCTGCACAACTTACAGCACAGCAGACTAATTTGAGCATGGGGCAAGGCCCAGGCTCAATTGGCAGCTACATGAATCCTTACACAAGCATGGTGCGTGAAAACGCATTGTCTGATTTGGAATCAGCGCGTAGAAACGCTATTCAGCAGACTGGTGAACGCGCCACACAAGCCCGTGCATTCGGTGGATCACGCCAAGGTGTGGCCGAGGCTTTGACTAACCAAGGGTTTGCCAAGCAGGCTGCCACACTTGGCACAACATTAAACGAGCAGGCATTCAACCAGGCCATGGCTATGCAGCAGGCCGACATTGCGCGTCAGCAACAAGCTGACCTGGCCAATCAGCAAGCAGGCTTGCAAGGTGCGCAATTGCGTTTGGGTGGTGCAAGCCAGCTAGGCAATTTGGCTGCACAGCAACAAGCATTGCGTCTTGGTGGCGCTCAAGCGGTCATGGGTGCTGGCGGTGCGCGTCAGGCTTTGGACCAGCAACAAATGGATGCAATCCGAAATATTGGCTTGCAGCGTCTGGGCGTGGTCCAGTCTTCACTTGGTGCGCAACCTGCCAATCTTGGCATGGTGGCAACGACTCCAGAGTATTCAAACCCAGCAGCTGGCGCTTTAGGCGGTGCATTGGCTGGCGGTAAATTGTTTGGAGTGCCTGGTGCAATTGGTGGTGGAATTCTTGGCCTACTAAGCGGCAGATAAGGAAGACAAAATGGCTGAATTTAATTTCCAAGGTCTCTTGGGCAATATGTTTGGTGGTGGTGAATCAGGCAGTGAGCTTGAGAAACTATTGAGCGCCAAACAGCGAGAGCAATTGGGTTTGCAATCGACATTGTCGGCAGCAGCTCAATTACTTAAAGCAAGTGGCCGTGGCCCACAACGCATTGGTCTTGGCCAAGCGCTTGGATCAGCACTTGAAGCCGGCCAAGGTGCTTATGAAAAAGGCACAACTAATGCTTTTAATCAGTTAATGCTTGGTGAAAAAATTAAAGAAATGCAACGCGAAGCTGCTGGCAATGAGGCTTGGCAAAAATACTTAAAAGGAGAGGGACAACCACCTCCATTGACACCAACTCAAGCGGCTTTGGCAGCTCCAGTTTCTGCTGCTGGGCCAGTTGGACCAACAATGGCACGCGCTCAATTAGCAGAACAAATGCCTGTTCCATCAGCTGTTTCCACAGACCCATTAGCATTTTTAAATCCTATACAACGCACTTTAATTGGTGGAATGCCAAGAAAAGAAGGAATGCCAGAAGTTTTAAAAGCAGCAGCAGCTCAAGCTGAATTTGGCAAGCCAGAGCCAATGATGGTTAATGGCCAAGTGAAAATGATGCAATTCAATAAACTTGGTCAATCAAAAGAATATACAGGCGCTAAACCATACGAAGCACCATCTCAAGATTTACGCACAGTTGAATATATAAGCGGGGAGAATCTGGCTGGAACTGGACCACGAGGCATTAAAGCAATTGGTGAATATCGTTCACAGATTGCGCCAAAAACACAAGTCGAAGTGAAAATGCCTGGCAACCAGCAATTCTTGGCTGGTGTTGGTGGTGATGTATCAAAAACACTCAATGAATTGACCATGGGCGCAAGGTCTGCAAATGAGACATTAAGAAATATTGAACTAATGTTGCCTGCACTTGATAAGGCTATTGTCGGACCAGGCGCAGACTACAGAACATCAATGTTGCGAATTGGTCAACAATTAGGTGTTGCTGGTGCTGACGCAAATGAACAACTTGCAAACACTAGAATTGTAGTCCAAGGACTTGCACAACGAGAACTTGATGAAGCAGGGCAAATGCGTGGCCAAGGTTCATTGACTGAAGGTGAGCGCGGAATTCTCAGACGCGCAGCTGCTGGTGATCAAACATTAACCGCTGCTGAAATTAAGCAGGCACTGTCAACGGCTCAACGTGTTGCTAAATATCGCCTGGCCACGCAAGAAGATTATTTGCAACGTGCAAGTAATTTGCCAGGCTTTTCACAGTTTGCACCTATGTATAAAGTCACGCCTTACAGCAGTGGCGGTGGCGGTGGTGGCAATCCATTGTTAAATGCAATTGACCAACAACTTCAAATAAATTCTGGAGTCAAAAAATGACCACTGGACTAGAAGGTTTCACAACCGAAGAGTTGTTAAAGATTAAAGCTGGAGATGTCTCTGGCTTATCTACTGAAAAACTGCAAATTCTTAAAGGCATTTTGTCCCAGAGTCTGGATATTGATCGCCCTGCGCCAGCGCCAGCATTGTCCCAACCACTGCCAGAAGCTCCAACTCAACGCATACGCTCTACTTTGCAGGGCGTGACCCTTGGCTCTGCTGACGAAATGGAAGCGCGTTTGCGCGCCTCTGTCACTGGTGAAGACTACGGCAAAGTGCTTTCAGAAATTCAAGGCAAGTTGAAGGCTTATCAGGCCCAGTCACCTTATGAGGCATTGGGCTATGAGGCACTGGGCGGTATTGGATCAGCGGCTGCAATCACTGCGGCCACTGGTGGCACGGCAGCGCCATTGACTGGCCCAAGAGTGGCGGCAAGTGTTGCTCCATTGGTCAGGGCATTGGCCGGCACATCAGCGCTTGGTGGCGCTCAAGGTGGCATCACCGGATTTATGACTGGCGAGGGAGACTTTGCGGCCCGTGCTGCCAGAGTGCCAGGCTCCACGATGATGGGTGCATCTATTGCCCCAGTGGTGCAGGCTGCATTCATGGGCGCTGGTAAGCTCACAGACATGGTCCTAGACACTGCCAGGCGCTTGTCCGGTGGCCGTGGTGGTAAGGCAGCAGAGGCTGAGATTCAGCGTCTGGCTGAACAGACTGGTCTGACTACAGACGAGCTTGTGGAGCGCATTGCCCGTGGTGAAATTTTGGCCGAAAACCAAACACTACTGCAAGCTGTGCGTGCTATGTACACCCAAGGCGGTAAGGCATCAACAACAATTCAAAACGCTTTGTCTACACGCCCAGACACATTGCGCAAAGAAGCCTTGACAGATATGCAGCAGAAGCTGGTCAGCGGCCTTAACCCCAATTTTGTTGGACCACGACCAAACAATGAAAATGTTTTGCGTTTTTACAGAGCAACCAAGGATGAGGCCCAAGCGTTAGAAAACAAAGCCTATGAAGACGTATGGAAAACTGGCGGCATCATTGGCGAAGATTTATTGGTCAGTCTTAAAGATGCACTGCAAAGATCGCCAGGGGCGGCTAATGATATCAATACGATCTACACAGCTGCTACAGGCAAAAAGCCATTTTTCTCTTTTGATAAAGATGGAAATATTTTATTTTCTAGAACGCCAAATCTTAAAGATGCTGAGATTATTAGACGAGGCATCAAGACTTCAATTGATTCAGCCTATACAGGCGGCAAGCCTGAAGTTGGAATGGCCTTAAAACCCGTTGAGTCTGATTTAAGAGCAGCAATTGATGCGTCTTCACCCAAGCTGGCTGCAACCCGTGCTGAAGCCTCACAACTTAGAACTGCTAAAACTGCATTTGAAGAAGGCCGTACCATCTTTAACAAGAGTGCAGACGAAGTCCAAATAATGATGGAAAAAATGGTTGATAACCCTGGCGCTGCCAATGCATTTAGGGCTGGCGCTATGGATGCTATACGATCCAAGATGGGGACTGGTCGCGCCAAAAGCATGATGGGTGTTTTTAATAATCCAGAAACAAAAGAAGGCGCTATCTTGCGCACCATTTATCCTAGTGATGAGCTTGATGGCATCTTGACCCGTATTGGCACAGCGGCCCAGTCACAAGTTGCTAAAAATAGGGTTCTTGGTGGGTCTGACACAGCATCATCAGTAATGCAGGCTGCAAAAATTGGCTCGACCATTACTGCTGATGAGGTGGCCAATGCTGTCAGTGGCAACCCCATGGCTGGACTCAGAATTGTCAACAAGATGCTAGGCGAGTCCAACAAAGCAATGTCGGAGAAAGACCGCGAACGAGTGGCTCAGATTCTGATTTCACAAGACCCAGAGATTGTGCGCAAAGCATTGCGTGATGAGAGTGGCATGGCCAGATTGCAGCAGGCCGTGGCAGCTGGCGCGAGAATGCTTAGTAAGACTGTGCCTTATGGTGCAAGTTACATTGGCGAGACAATGCCAAGACCTGGTTTATTGGGCCAATAAGGGGTAATCATGGCAGGCTTATTAGATGACGAACTAGACGCATTTTTTGGCAATCCAAATTTAAAACGTCAGACGGCTAAAGGAAGGGCATTAGCTGCAAAGCGTGATGTCAATACATTGCCTGATCCAAGAACCTATGCTGCCATGCAGGGATTACTTGGAGCGCGTCCTGATGAAATGGGATTCAGTGTTCTTCATCCTGAGTATCAGCAAATTATGGATGTTGCAAATCCAGCGTATGGATTAGGTCTTGCTGCACAACTTGCACCAGTCTTGGCTCCATTCACTAAGGGCCTGCCAGTAGGTGCGAGCATTCAACCAGTAACTGCTGCTCAAAATGCATCTAAGGCATCTGCAAGAAATGTCAAAAAAGGTTCTGTTGCCACAGTATTTGACAACGTCACAGATTACAACGAAGCAATGAAGCTGGCCCAAAAGGGCGCTCATTTAAAACAAGACCCATCAGGTCAGTACATTGGTGGGCCAAGATCAACTGGGCCTGTCGGGTTAACTGTGGACAGTCCTGGTGCTTTATCAAATATGCGCCAAAGGGCAGATAAAAAAGTTGAAGCCGGTGCATTTAATGCGTCTTGGTATGACAGGGCCAGACAGGCAGCCGAGAGCGCTTCTGGATACAACCCCACCAACATGACCGCGGGAATGCCTCCGCAAGGACAAATGGCATCTTTATTTTCGCGTGGTGGGTCTGCTTACAGCCCACAAGCTACACCACCAACTGAGATGAATTCTTTTATTCGTCAACACAATGCCCAGGTCGTTGGTGGCCAACAAATTATTCCAAGGACTGGATCACAGGCTAGAAATGTAGCCAAAGCATATGACATCGATCCGGCCACTGGGATGTATGTATTTAATCCCGAAGCAATTAAGCTGGGCAAAAAGACTGGCCCTTACGCTGACGCAAAAGACCCGACTATTCCATCCACTGACTTGTACAAAACAGCCAGCGACATTTGGCATGGCCGTGTAATGGGTTACAGCGACCCAGGTGGCAAAACATTTAGTCGAGGTTTTACTCCACAAGAGCATGGATTTTTAACTGGTGAGAATTTATTGCTTGCAAACAGAGCAGAACAAAAAAGACTTGCTGGGCAGTTAGATGTGCCAAACACATCAGCAGAATTTATTTTTGATCCAAGAGCTGCGCAAGCAGCCACATGGGGTGCTGAACGAGAAATTTCATACAAGGCTGCCAGAGATGCTGAAATTAATAGATTTAGAAAATCATCTGAAAAATATGAAAAACAATTAGCAAGGTGGGAACAAACTGGAAAAGGCCAAAAGCCAAAAAAACCATCTTTAAAAGACATTGGAAAAGAATCTGACGAATCTATTCGAGCAAGAGCTAGGGCCGGCATTGACGATGCAATGCAGCGCCAAATTGCTTCACAGACCTATGAATTTATTCCTGGTCAAAATGTTATGCCAGGAATTAACACTGCTGAAGAAGGTGTTCGAGCTGCTTATTCGCAGGGAATGCAAGCCCCAATGGGTAATCGTGACCCTTACATTGGCGCATTGCAAGTATACCAATTGCCAGTTAAGCCAGTCATGGGTGAATATCTTAATACTGCTGGTGTTGTTGAAAGAAACCCAGCATTTGTGGCCCAGCCATTAGTTGGCCTTGTTGGATCAACATTAGAAACATCGACAGGGAAACTTGCCCGCGGTGGCCCCATGTTGGACCAGCCTGGGCGCAGTTTACTTGACGCAACTTCTGCTGTGCGCGCTGTAATGGATTTGCAAGAAGGTGTTGGCTGGAACAAATTTACGCCAGCCAACTCGAGTATGAAAACAGTAGAAAAAACTGGAATAAGATTTCAGCCAATGTTGTCTGGCGCTCAAGATGCAAGTCAATTGCCTAGACAAATGGCACAGGCAAAAGCGGCATTAGAAGCGCAAGGTTTAGATGTTGTTGATGTAGGTGGTGCTTTACACGCTGGAAAATTTGACAACTCTATGAACGGCAAAGCAATTCAAGAAGCTGTTAAAAATGCAAAAGCAAATATTCAAGATGGCCAATTGATTGCTGGAAGATTTGAATCAAATCTTCAAATGCCACCATGGGGTGCAGAGGGAAGTGGCCAAGTAGCGCAGTATTTACAAGGCCAACTAACACGACCAGACATTCAAAATTTTGCACAGCGTTTAGATACAGCCGGTGTCCCACAAGTTAACGCACAGCAAACTCAATTTATGCAGCAGTTTTTAGAGCAAAACAATATGACTCCAAGAGCTGACGTAATGAAAATGCGAGACATCATTGGGACTAAAGGCTATCAGGGATTTTTGAAGTATCTTGAGGAATATGGCCCGAAGGGTTTGCCGGCAGTTGTTCCTCTTGGCCTGCTTGGGGATTATGAGGACTATTCAGGTTTTTAATAACTTTGTAATTTTTGTTTTTAATACCAGAAAACGGCAAAGGTATTGCAGCCTGATGTTTTGAATAGTAAACATCAAGCTGCGCATTAGTTAATTTAGAAAAGTATTGAACAGGCATATCAACTCCCAAAAAACGCGGCCACTAGAGGGTCGCGTTTGACAACCCGTCTTTTCTGTCTACGTCTGGCCAAGCCAAAGTCTTTGTCATCTGCTGACATTTTCTCTCTGTATTTTTTGATGCGCTCAGACCCTGGCACTGGCCCAGGCGCTTCAGCATCATCCCCATCACCCCATGACCACAGTGGCCGCCACTGGCCATTGGCGCTTACTCTGGTATAGCCAGAGATGTAGACCAAGTCATGGCGGTGCAAGTCAAACAGAATCCTCGCAGCACTGCGCCTGGCACAGAAACACAGCTTGGCCAAGTCAAGGTCTGAAAGATTGCTTTTCTTTTGTAGCGCTGCCTCGATGGCAGGCTCTACACGGGGTTTTAAGCCTCTGGCCATGTGCTGGTCTCCATTCGGGCTTTCAAGCGCTCCAGCATGGTCCTGACAACGTATGCACGGCTTTTAACCTCATTCGGTATGGCATGGCCAAAGACTTCTGGGTGGAGTAAGTCTTTGACCAGGTCGAGGCAGGCATCAAGGGCCAAAGGCAATTCTTTATCGGTCATAGTATTTTTTCAGCGCAGAGACCTCAATATGGTCCACAAACTCTTGCAAAAGCAAGTGGGCAATGTCCACATTACTGCCAGCGATGTACGCGTTATTAAGGGCCATGCACTCTTCAAAGTCAGGCTCATATGGTGAGCCAAGGGAATCTGTCGAGCCTTTTTCTTCTGGGATGTATTCCAGGAAGCAGACAAGGTCCACATCTTCAACGGCACATTCAAACTGGAATAAGTCTTTGGGGCATGGGGGTGTGGGGCCGTAGTTCATGCTTGATCCTTTGTGTAAAGTGCAATTGGCTTATATACGCTTGAAGGTTTTTTCCACCGGAAATATTTGTGGCCAACTGCGTTCTCACAAAGGTATGCAACTGGCTCTGAAATTGTTATTGAGATCACGCCAGTCTGGTTGGGTGTGGGTTGTTCCAGGTATTTAGCGTAAACAAGATCAGCGACAAGGGCTGCAAAGTGCTCAATGTCACCATGCAGGGTCAAGCCGTTGGCCTCAATCAGCTCAATGATTTCGTCTCTGTTCATGCTGACCACCATGCCACCAAGAGTGCGGCCAAGCCAACGCCAATGGCAATGGCGGTCAAATAGTCCAAAAGGGATTCGGTTTGCGGTTTCATCGGTTTCTTTCGTTAATGGGGCCGAAGCCCCGTGGGTTTAATTAGGCTGCGGCTTTCTCGGCAAATAAGCGCTTGGCTTCTGTGCCTTGATCGAAATACTCATCAGAGCCATAAGCTGGATCAACTTCATCCCAAAATGTAGGAGAAATAAACTTACCAGCCTCAAGCGCTGCATTAACACGGGCGGCTAAACGATCTGCTTTGGCTGATGCTTCTGCGCGTAAATCAGGAAAGCAAGCGTCACCAGTCTCTTCACAAATAACTTGCTGAGTGCCATTAAAAGTGGCTTGATGACGAAAGCGCTTACCAGCTGCATTCTCGATGACCACATAAAACTGCTCTGCAATGAATGGATGACCATCACAAGCGAAGCCAGCGTTATAAAGATCAGAGGCTACTGAGGCTATAAAAGTTGTCGTTTTCATTTCGTTTCTTTCGTTTAAGTAATAGGAGTAACGAAGTATGACAGAAAACAAATATGTTGCAACAATTATTTTTATGTGTTGTTTTTATACATATTCCGCAATTAGAATGCGGCCATGGAATCAATTCACACAATACGCGCAAGGGCCAAGGCTCACAAGATCACCATGGCTGCCGTGTGCGAAGAGGCTGGCATCCAGCAGTCCCAGGTGAGCCGGTGGCTGTCTGGGACTGTGGAGCCATTGTGGACATCAGTCAATCAATTGCACTTGGCGCTTGAGAAACTGATCGACCAATCACCAGTCCACTGCGACTGAAGCAGCAGCTGGCGCAGAGTCTCTACCGGCCACCACGCCAAAGTCACTGGCCGCTGATGGCTTTGCACCACCTAGCGAGTCACCCTTGGCCAAAAGCATGATGTTGTTCAAACCATACGACACGCCTCGATTACCCGCTTGGTCATAGGCATAGGCATTCAAAGATACGCGGCCATAGTCGCCAGAGACAATGTCAGTATTGCCAATGATGTCGTGGCCATGGGCATCAATTGCGCCTGGCTTATTTGTGCTTTTGGTGTTGAAGAAGTAATGGCCAGCGTACTCTGGGCCAAGAGGTGAGCCATCGGACTTGGTCTCAGTGTCGCCATCACGAAGTGGATTGCGCACAGTCTTTGGGATTTTGTCCCCGAATTTAGCGACAAGCGCTTCTTTGGCTGCGGTCTTTAACTGGGCCACAGTGTCAAGGTCTGTCTTAGGCACAAGCACTTGAGTAGAAAACTCTTCTTTGCCATTCATTTCGTTTTTACGAGCTGTCAAGGCGCTGAAGTATGAGAAGCGAACTTTTCCGGTTGTTACACGTGTAGACATTTTTGATCCTTTTAAGGGTTTAGGTTTTTACGTTTCTGTCGTCAAACAGAAATTGCACTTTAGCACAAATCGGATATGATGCAAACAACTTAAAACGAGGAAACGATCATGCAGTTATTCCCCCATCAGCAAGAGGCCAAGCTCTTCTTGCTGTCTAGGCGCAGGGCCATACTGGCCGACCAGCCACGGGTTGGTAAGACGCTACCCACAGCAGCTGCTGCCCTAGAAAACCTACCGGCCCTCATCGTCTGCCCAGCCATTGCCAAGACAGTCTGGGAAGCGGCTTTCAGCAAGCTCGCGCCCAATGTATCGGTCCATGTCATCAATGGAAAACGCGAGGCTTCAGAGGTAAATAGTGCAGATGTGACTATCATCAACTACGATGTCTTGCAGTATGGTGTAACACACGTTGACAGATATAAGACCCTAGTTTTGGATGAGTGCCACAGAATTAAGAATCCAAAGGCCCAAAGGACCAAGGCTGCAATGCTGGCCATGAAGAAGATTGATTATGTTTATGCCTGCTCGGGCACGCCAATTCCAAATCGGCCCATCGAGCTGTGGCCCATCTTGCACGGCCTTGGCATCTACCGAGGCGGCTGGTACGACTTTGCAGCCAGATATGCAAAGATGTTTTTGGCGCCATGGGGCCTAGACACCAGTGGCGCGTCTAACCTGGTCGAACTCAAAGAGCTGATGAAGCCCCATGTGCTGCGCAGAAAGAAGGAAGCCATCTTCAAAGATTACAAAGACCCACAAGTGTCTCTGATCACCTTTGATCTGCCCAATGACAAGCGAGAGCAGACCTTTGATGCCGATGCCTTGATGGCCAACCCCAACGCGCTCATGGCCTTTGAGGGCTTGGCCGAGATCATGCGTGAGGCCGGTATGCGCAAGGTCAAGGCTGCCAGTGAATTCATCGATGACTTGCTTCAGGCCAACGAGCCGGTGGTGGTCTTTGCGCACCACAAAGATGTGGTGGCCGAGCTGGAAAAACTGCTATTTATCCACAAACCCGTAGTTATTACGGGTGAAACGTCACGTGCCAAGCGCGACAAAGCCATTGCAGACTTTCAGTCTGGCCAGACCAAATGCATCATTGGCAACATTGCCGCCATGTCTGAAGGTGTGGACCTATCGGCTGCCGACACGATTGTCTTTGTCGAATGCACATGGTCCACCTCGGCACTGGAGCAGGCATCAAGCCGAGTCGAGAACATCAACAAGTCCGGCATTCCACCCGTCATCTACATTCTGACCATCAAGGCATCACTAGACCACAATGTGCTGGCCAAGGTTTTAAAGAAGCTCAATGTCGTCAATCAGATTATTTAACCAGGAGAAACCATGCAACACGAAACCCGTAAACACGCCCGACTGTCAGCATCCCGCACAGACAGATTCATGTCTTGCCCTGGCTCATACCGGCTTGAATCCCTCATGCCCTATGAGCCAGCCGGTGAGGCCGCTGCCATTGGCACTGCCATCCATGAGCTGTCAGAGATCATTCTGTCTGGCAAAGAAGTCCCAACTGGGACTGATCAGGACCATGTGGCCATGGCCCAAGCCTATGCCGACTTTGTCAATACGCTGGTCGAAAATCCACGCAAGAAGCTGATCGAGGTCAACCTAGATGAAGGTCTGAAGTCTCTGCACCCAGCGCTTGGTGGGACTGCCGATGCAGTCCTGGTCGATGGGGACCATCTTCATGTCGTTGACCTAAAGACTGGCCGAGTGGCGGTGGATGCCACAGACAACAAGCAGCTACTGACCTATGCACTGGGAGCCATGAGGCAATTCAAAGCGCCCAGCCACATCACTTGCACCATGCACATATTCCAGCCCCGTGTGGGCCACAGCAAGTGGACAGTGTCTGGCCAAGAGCTTGTCGAGCATGGCGAAAGACTCAAGGCCGCTGCCGAGCTGGCGCTCTCAGGCGATGCACCTACAAACCCAAGCCCTGATGCCTGCCGGTACTGCAAAGCCAAGACCATTTGCCCATCCATGCGCCAGAAGGTCCAAGAGGTCGCTAGAAACGATTTCAAGCCTGACACCACTGTTACCCCTGAGATGCTCGATGACGCGGCTCTGGTGGCCGTATGGGCCGATGCAGTGCAGTCTGCTGCCAAAGAACAACTGGCCAGTGGCAAGTCCATCCAAGGCTGGACCATGCGCGCAGGCCGCAAGACCAAATTCTGGAAGGATGAGGCGCTGGTCATGGAAGCATTCAAAGACAACTTGAAAGTGTGGGAGCTGAAGTCGCCCAGTGCTGTCTTAAAACTCGGGGTCGAGGTGAGCGAAGACCTAGTCGGTGAGAAGGTGGCTGCACCATCCCTAGTCAAAGAAAAATCCAAGGAATAGAATCCAATCCCTGCCCCAAAAAGAAAGCCCTGGTCCAAGCGCAAACTCTGACCAGGGCAAATTCAACTCAAGGCAACTCACAATGAAACCCCAACCTAAAGGAATTTCAGTGTCAATCATAACTGAAACACCCCAAAACAACACGTTTCAACAGTCCCAAAGCATTGCCTGCAAAATAGGCGCTGTGGCCCCCGATGCGGTGTTCTGTACCTTTGCCCTGCAAGGCTCAAAGAAAATCCCCTACAAGCGATCTGGCCAAGGCGTGGCCCGTGATACAGACCCAAACGATCTCTACAACGCTGAAGACATTTGGGCCATGGAGCAAGCCCCTCATGGCCAGTATCTGGGTTTAGTGCAGCAGCGCCCCATCATCAGCGCATCAGGAAACTTTCTGGTTTGCCTTGATGTGGACATGAAGCACGCCTCTGGCCCGACCAACGTGGCCATTCAGCGCATGGCCAAGTATGTCAAGACCAACAACATGCTGACCGAGGTCTCTGTCTCTGGCCGTGGCCGCCATGTGTTCCTATGGGTCAAAGCGCCAGCAGTCAAAGACCAGGTGCTGCCCAAGTACAAGCTGGGTGGTGGCCAAGAGCTTGAAGTATTTGGCCTGCCAAACAGTGCCGGCAAGTCAGTGTTACTCAGTGGCAACCAAGTGGCCGGTGAATTCCAAGAGGCCGTGGACCTCTACGATTTGCTCCAAGAGTGGGGCATCATTGAGCAGCACCAGCTCCAAGAGCCAAAGCCAGTCGCACCACCTACACAATCATTTGACTTCACCCAATTAGGCTCAAGACTGGATGACAGCGATCTTGATCGTGCGGTCAAGGCTTTGCACCATATCAGCCCAGACTGCGATTACGACCAGTGGATTGAGCTGGGCCAAGCGCTGCACACCGAATTCGGAGAGGCTGGTCTCGGCCCATGGATGACATGGTCCATGGCTGGCAACAAGTTTGCAGGCACGAAAGACATTGAAGTCCACTGGAAGAGCTTTCATCAGGGCAAAGGTGTTGGCATTGGCACACTCTTTAAACACGCCAAGGACAATGGGTGGGAAGCTCCAACCAAGCAGGCCGAGCGCAAATCAGCGGTGGAAGACTTTGCTGCGGTGATCCAGTCTGTGACCATGCCAGCTCTGGACCAAGCCCCACAAGGCTGGCCAGAGCGCACATTGACCATTGGCCAGATCAGGCCCATTCGCTATATGGTCAAAGGTTTCTGGGCGCACAGCTTTATGGTGCTGGCCGGTCAGCCTGGCATAGGTAAGACCACAGCGGTCATATCTTTGTGCATGGTCATGGCCGGCTTGCAGGCCAAGGACTGCGAACTTACTGCCACCAAGAAACGCAAAACAATCATCGTGACTGAAGACTCGGACCAGGTCGAAAGAACCCTGACTGGGTATGCACGGCATTATGGAATCAGCGCTGAAGCATTATCCCAATGGTTTGTCATCATCGATGCCAAGAGGTCTAATGTGAAAGATTTACTTATGCTTGCACATAATGTGATTCACCACACAATAGATAATGTCCGGCCATTATTGGTATTAGATACTGCAAACGCCACAATGGATATTGATAATGAGAATGACAACTCAGAAGTGGGTAGTTATATTGCAGCCCTAAAGCAGACCATCTATATCCAACTGGACACGCCAGTCTGCATCATTACCCACACCAACAAGACCATATCCAAGTCAGACTCAGATGCCACAGCCCGTGGAGCCTCTGCATTCACAGGCGATGCAACCCTCACCGGCATTCTGTTTGAAGACGAATCCAAGACCCGTTATATGCGCTTAGTAAAAACGCGCTACCAGCCCAACTTCAGAGAAATCAAATTCCAGTCAGATGTCTTTGCCGATACTGTGCTGGATGAAGACGGGGATATCCAAGAGCAGATGGTGCTGCTGGTGGTCCCACAAGTATCTTCAGAAGAAGACCGAAGACAGGCAGCCAATGACCGAATGAATGACAAGCGCCAGCAACAAGTCCAAGATGCCGCAGACGCTGCCTGCAACTTTGTCCAGTCCATCATCAATGCCAAAGGCGCGGTCATTATGCGCAGAGGCTCTGGCAGGCCAGCCGTGCCAAAAGAACTGCAATCAATGCACCAGCTGGAGTGGGCTGACATCTACCAAGCAGTGCCAATGGCCGACCAAAGCTACGCAAGAAAGGCCGTCAGCGCGGCCATCTTTCAGCGCTTTGCAATGGACCAAGCAAGCAGCGGATGGGTTCAAATAAAGTAAACCGGTAAACCGGTAGTAAACCGGTAGTAAACAGGTATACCGGTTTAGATAATGGCAGGTCTGTTGGTATAAGTGGGGGTCGTAGACCCACTTATCCACAGGCCAATCTGGTCAGTTTTGGGATAGTGAAAAGTAAACAGGTAAACCGGTAGATTTCCTTTGGTCATACCGGTTTACTTTTGACCCTTTTTGGAGAAAAGCAATGGTCCAACAAGTTACGCAGTTATCCACAGGTTATGCACATTCCGACAAATTGGTCGAAGATGAGCGCGTTTTCTGCCACCAGTGCAGTAAAGCGGTAGAAGTGGAAATGAAGCAGTCCATGCCAGCCGAGCAGATGGAAAGACACCGAAAGGTCAACTCAAAGCCATTGCAGTGGATGTTTGACCAGGCAAAGGTTCGCAATGGATGGGCAACAGTCACATGGTCCGAACACCAGTGCGGCCAAACAGGACTGGCCGCATTCCCGACCGACATCAAGCACCGATGCCACATGTTCCAGACCAAACCCTCGGCAGTAGAATCCGAGGAATGGTGGTTGACTTAAAACGCAAACGAAAAAGCATTGAACACATTGACCAAGTCAAGGTGGTCCAGCACTTTCGAGCGTTCTATCCGGACATCATCATTGCAGCAATACCCAATGGAGGCGATAGAAGCCCTCAAGAGCGCGTTAGGCTGCACAGTGAAGGGGTATTGGCAGGGATGCCAGATTTATGCGTCTTGGAGCCTAAAAACGGCTTTCATGCGTTATTTGTGGAAATGAAGACCAAGGCCGGTGTGGTCTCAAGCAAACAAAGTGCTGTAAATTTGCAGTTAAATGCAAAAGGGTATCGAGCAGTGGTCGCCAGATCAGCTGCTGAAGCAATTAAATCAATCGAGGAATATCTGAATGGCAAAACCAAAGAAGAGTGCAAACACATTGAGTGAACTTGCCGACAACATTGTCGAGCGCCAGCTCACATTGCGTGACCAGGCTGCAATTGATCGCAAAGAGATGTCAGGAATCAATAAGAAAATTCACGCATTCGGTGGTGAGGCTATGCTCTTTGACCATATCTCACAAGGGAAAACAACCGATTCAGTGATTAAGTCTCTGGACATAAGCATTGGCGGTTTCTACAAATGGATCGAAAAAGATGCGAAGCGGGGAGAACTCCTCGCACGCGCACGCACGCGAGGTGGGAGAAGTTTAGCAGAGCAGACCCTCGAAATTGCAGACAGCGCAAGCCCTCAAGAGGCGCAAGTGGCCAAGCTACGGGTCGATACGAGGCGCTGGCTGGCCTCAAAGCAGGCTCCAGACGAGTATGGTGACAAGCAGGCTCCATTGGTCAACATTGACCTGGGAAGCATGGCGCTCGATGCCTTGCGCAAGCGCACTGTCGTATCACTAGACGATTCTGCATAAATGAATACCAAAGATTGCAGTCACTTTATACAGTGTCCATTATGTTAAGTTGACATTGAGTTATCCACAGAATTAAGTGCATCAAAGTATTACAGACTTACTTATGAACAGGAATCTGTGGATAAGATTGGCCAAATTCCGTGGATAACCCAGCGGTGGCCGGCTGGCGGTCGGTGGCCGCGACCCCCCCTTGGCCGGTTTGGCGGGGGCGACTGTGGCGGCACTAAACACCTACAAAAAAAATTTTTTAAAAAACTTTTGAGGTAGTTGACATAAAACGCAAAAACCGATCACAATCTAATCTCCATCAACTCACAACTAACAAACCATGCAAACGAAGCAAGCGACAGTCACAATTGATGACCAGGAGTGGATCGTCTTAGACACTGATGAGTCTAAAGAGAACAAAGTGTTTTGCGCACTTGGCAAGCCAGACAGCACCATCATCTGGCACACTTGGGTCGACATTAACCAGATCGTGGGGATAATATGAATATCACGTTATTAACTAAGGTGAGGCGATTATTTAATGTTGATTATGTGCCTAATAGCACTAATCGACATAATCAGAAACAATATATTAAAGCGATTAGATTATTAGGTGATAAATGGCTAATACACCAAAACAACCGAATCCAGAGAATCCAGTAAATCGGAATAAGTGCCCACCATGTAATGGAAATTGCAATGAGGGCAGAAACTGTCCGGCCAGAAAATGAAGAGTAATTTTGTAAATAATCACATTCGGTTGAATGGCAATGTGCATGGCCACAAATTGCAGTTGTGTAATAAGTGCAATCGGCAAAAGCCGCCCGAGGGTGGGGTGGAGATGAGTGCGACCAAGTGGGTGTGTGCATCGTGCTGGACCGATAGGATCACGGGCCAGAACTTAAAACAGGCGAGGATGGCCAAATGACTGATTTGTTGACAGCGCTGCATCTTAGTGTGATGTTGCTGGACCTAAAGATTAGGATGATGGAAGCTATCAATGAGGATCGGTTTGACCTAGCGATGACGTATCACTTACTGATCTTGGTCAGGACTGATGAGCTTCAAGCACATAAGTGGGCGATGAGTCCCAAGGCGTGGGCCATCTATGAGACGATCCACCCATGAAAGAAAATGTCTTTGCTCAGTGGGTGGACCGGTATCAGCCGGACCCCGTTTTGTTTGTGCGGGAGGTTTTGGGGGTGGACCCTGACCCGTGGCAAGTGAAGTTTCTTGGTGCGATTGCCCGTGGGGACCGGAAGATAAGTGTCAGGAGTGGCCACGGGGTGGGAAAGAGTACGGCAAGCAGCTGGGCCATGCTCTGGTACTTTATGACCAGATCGCCCGTCAAGGTGGTGGTGACTGCACCGACAAGCTCTCAGCTTTATGACGCGATGTTTGCAGAGCTGAAGAGGTGGATCAATGCGATGCCACTCCCACTTCAAGGTCTCTTGACTGTCAAGCAAGAGAGGATTGAGTTCAATGCTGCCCCGACTGAGATGTTTATTTCAGCCAGGACATCACGGGCCGAGCAGCCAGAGGCTTTGCAGGGAATTCACTCAGAGAATGTCATGCTGGTGGCCGATGAGGCTTCTGGTGTGCCAGAGCAAGTGTTTGAGGCTGCGGCTGGAAGTATGTCTGGCCACAACGCGGTGACGCTGTTACTGGGCAATCCCGTGCGAAGCAGTGGGTTCTTTTACGACACCCACACGCGCCTGGCCGATGAGTGGACCACGTTTCAAGTGGCCTGCACTGACTCTCCGCGTGTCTCAGATGAGTACGTCAAAGAAATGGCCATGCGCTATGGCGAGGAAAGTAACGTCTACCGGATCAGGGTGATCGGTGAATTCCCCAAGGGCGATGACGACACTGTCATTGCCATGGACTTGCTCGAAAGCGCGGTGAATCGGGATGTCGCGCCCAGTGACTATGCGCCCATGCTTTGGGGCTTGGATGTGGCGCGGTTTGGAAGTGACAGGTCAGCGCTGTGCAAGCGCCAAGGGAATGCGGTGACTGAGAACATCCGGACATGGAAGAATTTAGACCTGATGCAATTGACTGGTGCGGTGGTGGCCGAGTACCAGGCGCTGCCACCAAGCCAGCAGCCGAAAGAGATTTTGGTCGATTCGATTGGATTAGGCGCTGGCGTGGTGGACCGACTCAGAGAGCTGGGCCTGCCGGCCAGAGGGATCAATGTGTCTGAAAGCCCAGCCATGGGCAACACCTACAGGAATCTGAAGGCAGAGCTTTGGTACAAGGCAAGGGCGTGGCTTGAGGCACGGGACTGCAAGATGCCAAAGGATGAGGTGCTGATCGCTGAACTGGCCACAGTGCGGTACTCATTCACCAGTAACGGCAAGATCGCCATCGAGGGGAAAGACGAGATCAAGAGGCGGGGGTTGCCAAGCCCTGACAAGGCCGATGCCTTTGTCCTGACATTTGCCAGTGATGCGGTGATGGGGATGTACGGCAGCACCGGCTCAAGCAAATGGTCCCAACCCCTGCGCAGAAACCTTGTTCGGGTAGCATAATTGATGCCATAAAAGCTGGGCGAAAAAATTCCGCCCAACTATTTTTTCAACCAGGAGGAATCCATGAAGGCAATGACTAAAGCGCAAAAGAAGGTCGGCAAGGTGATGGGTGAGTACAAAGCCGGCAAGCTCCACAGCGGTGGAACTGGCAAGGTTGTGACCAACCCGCGCCAAGCGGTGGCTATTGCAATGTCAGAAGCGAAGATGCCCATGCGCGGTCAGCGCACAGCAAAGAACAAGGCGAAAAAATAATGGCTACTTTAAAACGCACCATGGATCAGGTCATGGACCGAGAAGAGGGCGAGGACATGGAAAGTGGCGAGAACTGCCCCATGCCCACGCAAGACATTACCCTCAACCTAAAGAACCGCGCCAAGGCAATCACCAGCGCGGCCTATGGTCCTGAGAATCCCAAGCTGCCTAATGAGGCTTTTTGGCGCAAGAAGGCTGACCAGTGGGATGTGAGCATGGATGACGCAAAGCAGAGCCGATGCGGTAACTGCGCAGCATTCAATGTGTCCGACAACATCAAGCAGTGCATCGCGCAGGGTATTGGCATGGAAGCTGACCCTTGGGGAACAATTAAGTTGGCCGACCTTGGCTACTGCGAGATTTTCGACTTCAAGTGTGCCGCCAGCAGAACGTGCGATGCATGGGTAGTCGGTGGCCCGAACACTGGCGAGCAAGAGGGTGAAGAGGGCGAGGACTATGAAGAGGGAGAAGAGGAATGAAAGGTTTGTATGAAAATATTCATCGAAAACGCGAAAGAATTGCTGCTGGCAGCAAAGAGAAAATGCGCAAGCCTGGGGCAAAGGGCGCTCCAAGCGCTGCTGACTTTAAAGCAGCGGCTAAAACCGCCAAGCCAGTGAAAAAGAAATGAAGACCCCAGCTTGGCAGCGTAAAGAGGGCAAAAGCCCGTCTGGCGGCTTAAACGCCAAGGGCCGTGCCAGTGCCAAGGCCGAGGGCATGGACCTTAAAGCGCCAGTCAAATCAGGCGACAACCCAAGGCGTGCCAGCTTCTTGGCGCGAATGGGAAACATGCCTGGTCCTGAGATGAAGGGCGGTGAGCCGACCAGACTGCTGCTGTCATTGAAGGCATGGGGCGCAAGCTCTAAGGCCGATGCCAAGGCGAAGGCGGCTGCAATATCTGCAAGAAACAAGGCGAAGAAATGATTTGTCCGATTGTCATTGCCACTGTCAAGGGCCACGGGTTGGCCGTATTGCTAGAGTCCATCAAGCAATACGCGCCAGAGTGTCCGGTTTATCTGCGCGGCCCAGAGTCGGTGATTGAGAACTTTCAAGCTGACTTCAAAATCTATGGCCAGCCAAGGAGCTTTGGCGAGGATTACAACGAGATCATCGAGGCGGCCATGAAAGACTGGTCATCATGCATTGTGGCCAATGACGACATTGTGCTGACCCCCACCAGCGTGAAGGTGCTGATGGAAGATGTGGCCATTGTCAGGACCATGAACAGCTACAAAGCGGGGTGGGTGGCGGCAAGGTGTGACGCTGCCAGACCTTGTCAGAATGTGCGGATCACTGACCAGCCTGAGAAGCTGAACTTCTACAAATTCCCGTCTGAGGCCCACATTAAATTGGTCCAAGAGGTCAGCCCAATATTTGCATGGATATCAAGTGATGCATTTGAAGAGGCAAAGTTTCCCCCTCTGAATTGGTACAGTGACGATGTGCATTGTATGGACTTAATTCAAAAAGGCTATGGTCACTATGTGTCAGCCAGTTATGTCCACCATATTGGCTCAAACACCATTGGCTTTAATGCGCAAAAACTGCATGAGGATGCGCTGCCATGGCTAAGAGAGAACAGGCCAAGTTATGCGAGTGCCTGGTTTGATTCTTAATCTAGGCTCCGGCAAAGACTGGTGCGCTGAGTATCTCAATGCAGATATTCAGGCCAGCAAGAATCCTGACTGGCTGGTCGATATCAGCAAGATCAAGTGGGGCGATACCCTGCAAACCCGTTTTGGGCAGCTGGAGATCGTGCCAGGTATGTTTGAAACCATTTTGGCCAATGATGTGCTGGAACATATCCACGATCTGGTCGATGCCATGACCAACTGCAAAGAGCTTTTGAGGGTGGGCGGTGAGATGCGCATCCATGTGCCTTATGACTTGAGCCTTGGCGCTTGGCAAGACCCAACCCATGTCAGGGCATTCAACGAAAATTCTTGGAAGTATTACACCGAGTGGCACTGGTACTTGGGCTGGCCAGATCGGTTTGAGCTGACAACACTGGAAATGCGTCTCTCAAAGGTGGGAGAAGCACTAGAATTGCCACAAGACGAAATTATCCGCACCCCACGGGCTGTGGACTCCATGTATGTGGTTCTTACAAAGGTCAAGCCATGATTGAAAACATCACCGAAAATTTATCCACCGACATTGCAGCTCAAGAGCCAATGGATGATGCAGAACTGCAAGCGATCATCACCCAAGACCTGACCGATGCGGTGAGCTATGTTGACAGTGATCTGTCACCCACACGCGCCAGGGGGACTGAATACTATCGCGGGGATTTATTCGGCAATGAGGTCGAAGGCAACAGCAAGGTGGTGGCCATGGAAGTGCGAGACACTGTCTCGGCCATGCTGCCAAGCCTGATGCGCGTTTTCTTTAGTTCTGAGAATGTGGTGGAATTTGCGCCCAGGGGACCCGAAGACACCAAGATGGCCCAACAGGCCACCGACTATTGCAACTTCATTTACCAGAACGACAATTCTGGATTTTTAACGACCTATGCGATTTTTAAGGATGCGCTGGTTCGCAAATGCGGCATTGCCAAATTCTGGTGGGAGGATGAGGAGAAGGTCCGAATTGAAGAGTACACGGGCCTAGACGACCAGACCCTAGAAATGCTGATGCAAGAGCCTGGTGGTGAGGTCAAGATCATTACGTCTTACCCAGACCCAAGCATTGACGAGGCGCAGCTCACAACTGTGGACCCGATGACTGGCGCTCCAATGGTGATGCCTGCACCAATGATCCATGATGTGCAGATCAAGCGCATCACAAAGGATGGCCGGATCAGGATCATGGCCGTGCCACCAGAGGAACTGCTACTGGACAGACGCGCCAGATCGTTTGACGATTCAACCATCATTGCCCATCGGCAAATGGCCACTGTGGCTGACTTGCTCGCCATGGGTTATGACCAAGATGAGATCGAAGAGAATCTGTCAACGACAGACCTAGACAGCAATGACGAGTATTTGGCGCGGCAGCCACTGTCCACGACATTTGGCACTAATGACGCTGCCAATCCGATGATGCGCAGGGTGCTGTACATCGAGGCATATTCCCGTGTGGACTTTGATGGCGATGGCATTGCAGAACTGCGCAAGGTCTGCTGCATGGGTGGTGGCTATAAGGTGGTGCGTAATCTGCCAGCCAGCTACATTCCCTTTGCTGACTTTCCCTGCGACCCAGAGCCACACACAAGCCCACTTGAGGCGATGTCGATTTTTGACATCACCCGCGACTTGCAAGAGATCAAGTCGGAAATACTCCGCAACACATTGGACAGTCTGGCCCAGTCAATCCACCCAAGAACTGCGGTGGTCGAAGGCCAAGTCAACATCGATGATGTCTTGAACAACGAGACGGGCGCGATCATTCGCATGAGAGCGCCTGGCATGGTCCAGCCCCTGACAACCCCATTTGTGGGTCAGGCCGCATTCCCGATGATGGAATACATGGACCAGATCAAAGAAGATCGCACCGGCATGAGCAAGGCCGCCATGGGCTTGAATGCTGATGCATTGCAGTCAAGCACCAAGGCCGCGGTCAATGCAACGATCAACGCCAGCCAAGGCCGCATTGAGCTGACAGCTCGAATTCTGGCTGAAGGCATGAAAAAGCTATTCAAGGGCATTTTGTTCTTGGCCACAACGCACCAGGACAAAGCCCGAATGGTGCGAATGCGCAATGAGTGGGTGCAGATCGATCCAAGGTTCTGGGACACCAGCATGGATGCAAACATCAATATTGCCCTGGGCAATGGCGACACCAACGAGAAACTGCAAGCGCTGATGATGATCATGTCCAAGCAAGAGCAAATCTTGCAGCAGCTTGGCCCGACTAATCCCTTGGTCACGCCCCAGCAGTTTAGTAATACCCTGCGAAAAATCGTAGAGTTATCTGGTTTCAAAGATTCAACGAGCTTTTTCCAGAATATCCCTGCCGACTATGTCCCGCCCACGCCCACACCAAAACCATCACCCGAAGAGGTGTTGGCCCAAGTGCAGGCTGAAAGTATCAAGGCAGATATCCAGAAGAAAGCGGCAGAGCTGGAGCTAAAGCGCCAGCAGATGATCATGGATGATGATTTAAACCGCGACAAGATGGCTCAAGATTTGTATCTCAAAAAGTATGAAATTGAGTTAAAGTACAAATCACAGATCAGTACAGCCGAAATTGATGCGGCCCAGAATATTGATCGTGAAGCAATGCGTCAGCAGGCATTGTTGGCCCAGCAGCAGGCGGCACAGTTTGTGTCCCAGCCGCAGCCACCAGCGCCTGAGATGATGCCCCCATCAACCTTTCAAGGAATGGCACAGTAAGTGACAAACGAAGACCAGGTAAATAAGGGCC